TCAATCCGCGTGCTGGGTCCGAGCGAAGACCACCTGGAGCAGAATCTTTTTTCGCACCTCGTCACGCTGCACCGTGAGTCCGCGATTCCGTTGCCGGGTGAGATTGGAAAATTGTTCATCGGACTCGACGCGCGGTCCAAGCGCGGCTCGATTACAGGCGTGGTGATTCCCCAGGGGAAGAAAGCGGCGGGCCGGCTTCAAGGTGTTGCGCGCTTCCGCCGCAAGCAGACTCATCCGCTGTTCGGCGAGACGTCGCGGCTGTTCGTGTTCGTGGACGAAATCAGCAACCTGCCCAAGGGCTTGTGGCATGATATTGACAACTTGCTTTCGAATACGTCGAAACACGGGGGACTGAAAGTCGCCGGTGCGTTCAACCCGTCGGACCAAAACGGTGACGTCGGCGTCCGCGTCGAGCCGCCTTTCGGCTGGGCGGATTTTGACCCGGACCTGCACTTCGAATGGATGTCCACGCGTGAGTGGTGGGTCGTTCGCCTGGACGCGATGCAGTCTGAGAACATCAAGCAGAAGCGCGAGGTGTATCCCGGCATGCAGACCTACGAAGGCATGCAGCAAATCATCGCCAACGCCGGCGGGCTCGACTCGCCCGGTTACTGGACGATGGTGCGCGGATGTTTTCCGCCGCTGGGCATGGTGCTCGCGGTCATTCCGGCAGGGCTCACGACGACGTGGAAGTGCGAACCGATTTGGTATGACACGCCCACGCCCGTCGGTGGCGTGGACTTGGCGTTGGAGGGCGGCGACACCTGTGAATTCGTCAACGGGCTTTTTGGCCGCGCGAGTGCGGTGAAGATGCCACCGAGTTTGGAATTTCCCGGCGGGCAGATTATCTGGTTCTACGACCGCAACGGGCACAAGGCGCCGCGGCACATTCTTTTGGCCCAGAAAATTTTTCACATCCCCAAGGGCGACACGACCGCCGTCGGTGACGCGGTGCTGCGCCTCGCGCGCGAGTTGCACATCAAGCCGGAATATCTCGCGGTTGACCGCACGGGCAACGGGCAGGGCGTGTTCGACTACATGAAGACCCGCGGCTGGCGGTGTCACGGCGTCAACTTTTACGAGGGCGCCAGCGAGACCCGCATCATGGCCGAGGATGAAGACACGGCCAAGGAACTTTACGACCGTGTGAACAGCGAGCTTTGGTTTGCGGTCAAGCGGTGGCTGGAGTTTCGATTCCTCTACGTGGCGCTGGGCATGGAGACGGCGGACCTCACTGGGGAACTGACGGACCGGTTTTTCCGAATGACCGGGAAAAAGTCACACGTCGAGTCGAAACGGGATTGGAAATCGCGGCACGCCGGCAAGTCGCCGAACTTGGCCGATGCGTTCACCCTGCTTGTCCACGCGGCGCGCAAGGGCAGCGGCTTTATCCCGAGCATGGCCGGCGAGGACTCGGTGGACCCGGTTGACCATCAGTCCAGCGAGTGGGACCCCCAGGCACGGGATATTGGGTGCGACCGGACCAACCGTTTTTATGACCTGGACACCCCCGATGAGGATTTAGAATTATGAGCACCCTCCGTTTTAATCGAGGTCTCTTTCCCCCAGGCGGTTGGGAGTTTATTGACGACACCGGCGTGAAGCACCTCGGAAAATCCTTCGCGCGGCTCGTCTCGCAAGTTGTAAACTACCGCTCTATCAATAGGTTATCTATGGGCGACCCCGCGCGGGAGATTGACGAGCAGCTTTGCCGAAATTTCCCCGGATACTGCCGAGGTCCTTCTGCCGCAAGTCGTCCCAAGCGAGTCATCCCCCAGCCCGGTCCCGGATGCACGTCATGCAAAAAATCAAAGCGGTCAAAACGGCGCTGAAAGCCGTCCGCCGGGTGGTTGTGGCCGCGGCCACCGGCTCCAAAGTGTTCGTGGGTCCCGAGATAGCGGGGAAGCGGGTGGACCTTTGCCACCGGTGCCCGCACTTCAAGCCCAAGACCCGGCAATGCGGCCTGTGCTTCTGTTTCGTGGACGCAAAATCCAAGCTCGCCACAGAGTCTTGTCCAGACCATAGATGGCCCTTGACAAACGTCTGAAATCCGACACTTCTAGGTAAGAATGCCTTACGCCGATTCAGTCGCGAAGCGAGAATACATGCGAGCCTACCATCGAAAATGGCGGGCTGAGAATCCTGACAAGGACAAGGCAAAACAGCTCCGTCATTATGCTGCCCGCCGCCCGGACCTGAAACGACGGTATGGTATAAGCAAATTGGAGATGGATGCGATGGTCATCGCCCAGGACGGAAAGTGCGCGGTGTGCGAACAACCGTTGAAACGAGTTTACGTTGACCACGACCATTGCACAGGAAAAGTTCGTGGCATCGTGTGTTGCCGCTGCAACATTCGACTGTCCGCGGTGGATGATTCGGAATGGTTGGCTAAGGCGCACGCCTACAAAGCAAAATTTTCATGCCACTAGCTCCTTCTCTGCCTGAACCTTCATACGCGGGGGCGCCCCAGGGCGATTTTAAGGGCGCGGTGTCGCCGCCCGACCTGTCGAAAAATCTGAAGCCTGGAAACCGGGCCATTCGCGACGCGGTCCAGGCGCGAAACATTGTGATGGTGTTGCTTGCCGCTTCACGCGAGCGCAACATCAAGAACGCGCGCATCCAGGCCAAGGTCAACAGCGAAAAACCGCATCGAACGGACGCGCTGGAAAATGAGGGCCTGTCTTGGAAAGCAAATTTTTCGACCAAGGTGCTCGCGATGCTCGTCGAAAAGGTCGCGCCGCGGTTCGTGCAGGCCATCGAGGGCGTCAAATTTCTCACCAACTCGAAACTTCCCGACGACATTGAAGGAGCCGCGGTCAAAACCGAGGCTTTCCGTCGCGAAATCACGTCGCTGTGTCGCAACCGCGCCGGCTGGCGAGATTTTTTGGGCGACCTCGCTCAGGAAAATGCACTTTTTGGCTGGGCCGTCCTGGCTTGGCTCGACGAATTCAGTTGGTTCCCGAAATTTTTCCGTCAGGACTTCGCCGCGGTGCCCACCGGGACGAAACCCATCCCCGGAAAAGCGCAGGTCGTGTGCCTCAAGGAAGTTTTTCTGCTCCATGAGCTGTTTGAACTCATCAGTGACAAGGACGCAGCGAAAACTCGCGGCTGGAATCTCGAAAACACGGTCCAGATTATCAACTCGGCGATGCCGCAGGACCGACGCTCGCAGTATTCCGCCTGGGAACGCGTTTACGAGGACCTGATTCGCGAATCGAACCTCGGATTGTCGCACGAGAGCGGCGCGCGCGTGGTCGTCGTGTGGCATTTGCTCGCCACCGAGATTGACGGACAGGTTTCGCACTACATTTTCGAGGAAAAGACGTTCACCGAGCTGTTCACGAGCGAAGACCAATACAAAACGATGGCGGACGCCGCCGCGTTCTTCACTTTTCAGCAGGGCAACGGGACAGTTCATGGTTCGAAGGGAATCGGGCGCGAACTTTACTCCATCGCCGGCATCATCGACCGCTCGCGCAACGAAGTTGTGGACCGGTTGAACCTTTCGGGCAAGGTTATCATCCAGGCGGACGAAAAAGTCCTCAAACGCTTCCGAATGTCGGTTGTCGGCAACGCGATTCTCATCGCGCAAGGATATAGCGTGCTCGAACGCAAGCTGGACGCCGCGGTTGAACCGTTCGTTCAGCTTGACCAGTTTTTGACGGGGCTCCTCGACCAGATGGCGGGCGCCACGACGCCTCGCGCGCTGGAAGGCGAGCGCGTGACCAAGGCCGCGGTGGATTTTCTCGCATCGCGCGAGGAAGAGACCAAGGACAACGTCATCTCGCGGTTCCTCACGCAGTTTTCTGCGGCGATGACCACGATTCAGCGGCGCGCGTGCGACCCGAACACCTCCGAGGACGATGCGAAGGCGATGCAGAAGCGTCTTCTCATGGTGATGTCCAAAGAGGAGCTGAAACAGATTTCGGAAATGCCTTCGACGGAGACTGTAAAGGACTACACCGAAATCAAACGCCAGCAGGTCGTCATCATCGCTCAGGAAGCTCGCGGCAATTCGCTTTACAACGCCAAGGAAATGGAACGGCGCAAACTCATCGCGCTCGTGGACGAAGAATTTGCAAACTCGGTGCTGTTGCCCGACAACGACCCGACGGAACAGGCCGAGCAGTCTCGCGCGCAGATGGTGGAGCTGTCCGCGCTCATCATCCCGCAGGGGACCGAGGTTCCGGTGTCGCCGCGCGACAATCACCTCATCCACTTGCAGATTTTGATGCCCGCCCTGGAGGCAACCGCTCAGCAAGCGGTTCAGGACCCCCACGCCATCACCACGCTCACCGCGATTTTGAAACACGCCAAAGCGCACGAGCAGATTGGACTCCAGACTGGAGTGGACAAGGCGGCGATGAAACCTTTCTCGGACATTCTCGGAAAGCTCGCGGCGCAGATGCCGAAGCTCACGGAAATGGCCCAGCAAACCGCAATGGCTCAGCAACGTCAGGCCGAACTGGAAGCAGGGGCGCCTCCTGGTCCGACCGACGAAGCTGGCAACCCTATTCCGGGTGTAACTCCGCAAGAGTTGCCACCCGAACCCACCGCTGCCCCCGAACAGACCTTTTAGCACCCGGTCTAACCCTACAGACCCATGATTTCAAACGAGCCCAACAAATGGGACAGCGATGACGCGAAGATTCTCAAGGACTTCCTCGCGAGCACCACAGGAGCCATCGCGTTGCAGCATGTGCTCTACTCCATGCCGGCATTTTCTGACGCGAACCCGCACTCGACCTTAGTGTCGTCTTGCTTGCGCGAAGGATACCAGCGCGCCGTCCAGGCGTTGTTGGATTTGCAGACAACCCGACCACCCCAGGCCGAACCGGAATCCAATTACCCGGACTTGGACGACAACAGCAAGTGGCAGGACGACGAACCGCCCGCCGAAGAAAAAACCCAAAGCTAATCTATGCCCAACCCGAACCCCAACTCTACCGGCGCCGATTTGAGCGGCAACCTGCCGTCCATTTCTGACGAGACGTCGAGCGCGCTCGACGCGCTGCTGAAACAGCAGGAAGAAGCCGGCCCGATAGAGGGAAACAAAGGTCCGACCGGTCCCGCGGCCCCCGCGGCGGAACCGCGAGACCCGAAGACCGGAAAATTCCTTCCCAAGACTCAGCCGGCAGCGACCGGTGCGACCGGACCTTCCGGTGACGCCACGCCTCCTGTTGTGTCCGGTGACGCGACGCCCCCGGTGTCCGGCGCTGCGACCGACGCTTTTTCGGACGTGCAGGCCCCGCAGTTGAAGGGCAAATCCGCCGAGGCGTTTGAGAACATCAAGCGGCTCGCGAACGAGAAGGTGACCGCGCTCCAGACGGAGCGGGACGCGTTCGAGAAACAAATCAAGGAGCTGACGGAGAAAGCTGGCCGACTCGACCCGAAGGTCGAGGCCGAGCTGAAGGAGCTTCGCGAATTCCGACGCAAGCTTGACGTCGAGGCCGACCCGGAATTCAAAAAGTTCGACGAGGAATCGACGACCCAGGCCGAGTCCATCTATGGCAAGCTTTTGGCTGTCGGTGTTCCCGAACACACCGTCGAAAAAATCAAGTCGATGGGCGGCGTCTTCAAGGTGCAGTGGGACCCGATTCTGGAGAAGCTGCCTTCCGCGGCTCGCCGGTTCATCGAGGTGAAGCTGACGCAGCTCGAAGACCTCAAGGAGAAGAAGTCAACCGCCATCGCCACCGCGAAGAAAAACTCGGAAGAGTTTTTGACGCAGCGCGCCCAGGCGGGCGAGACCGCGAAGAAAGAATTTCGCGAAAAAGCCGCGACCACTCTCGACACCATGTTGCCGAAGCTGGACTGGTTCGTGGAGCAGAAGCCGACGGACAAGTCCACTGCCGCTGAGAAGGCGTCCATCGTGGAGCACAACAAGCTTTTGACGGAAACCAAGGAAGCCATCAAGGAAGCCATCGACGACGACAGTCCCGAGATGCGCGCCTTCCTGGCGGTCGGTCTGGCCCAGTTGATGAAGCTGCGCGCGGACTACTCCGCGGCGACCTCGGCCCACAAGTCCGAAGTCACGAAGTTGAAAGCCGAACTGGATGCGGCCAACGCGCTGTTGGAAAAAGTGAAGAAGGGTTCGACGAACCGCCTTCGCGACACCACGGCGACCACGACCATCACCCCTGGCGGCGCGGCGAACGTGAACGAGAAACCTGCGGACGCGCTCGACCGAGCCCGTGCGGAGGTTGAAGCCCGCCGCGGCTAATGAGTCAGGTCTGCATTTGTCTGCCCTCGTATAAGACGATGGAGCCACGGATGGCTTTCAGCGTCATGGGGCTGATTCACAACGGCAAGGGCCGGACCGCGGAGATGCTGGACTTCGGGGATGCATTCGTAGTGCATTCCCGGAACAAGCTCGCCGCGGGATTTTTGCAGACCAAGATGGAATGGATGCTGACAATCGACGACGACATGGTCGTGCCTTGGGGGAATGCAAAACTTTTTAATTCGTTTACTCGCTTCAGTCTTGCTGAGCGTTTTGCCGGACGCAACACTATCGACCGGCTTCTATCTCACGGCAAAACTTTGGTGGGGGGCCTTTACTTCGGTCGCTGGCGTCACGGCAAGGCGATGTATGGCGAAGGTTCGGACCCGGACGAGTTGCGCTACGCCAAGCGCGGACCATACGACCTCATCAAACCAACGCGATGGGTCGGGACCGGGTGCATGCTGATTCACCGTTCGGTTTTGCTCGATATCGAGAAGGAGTTTCCGCACCTCGCGCGCGGGAAGGACGGCAAGGGCGGTCAGTGGTTTACGTCAAGCGAGCACGACCTCCGGCACGCTTTTGAAGTTGTCAAAGACTGGCCGAACGCCGAGGAGGCGATGAAATATCTTCGCGCGGCGTCGGCGAAGTCTAAGCGGCATTCGAGCTTGGGAATGGGCGAGGATGTTCAATTCTGCATTCGCGCCACCCAGGCGGGTCACCAGCCGCACGTAGACATGGGCCTGCTTTGTGGCCACATCGGTAGCTACTGTTATGGAGAGCCAGACAAGAACCGGTAACACTTCGGACTTCATCCGAAAGGAACGAGCGCGTGCTGCGTCCAGGAAGTCCAGGGCGAAACGAGTGCTTCGTGACCCTGGGTATGAGTCTCGGAAAAGCAAGGAGCAGCGCGAAAGACATCTGGATGCTTACAAACTGCGCGACAAGAAAAATCACTTGCTGCGGTCTTACGGGCTAACCTTGGAAGCTTACGAACAGTGGTGTGCCAGGGTCGGTAACCGTTGCGAAATTTGTGGGGGCGCCCCGAAGAAATTGGTTGTGGACCACAATCACGCGACCGGCAAGGTCCGAGGTCTTTTGTGTCGTCGGTGCAACAGTGTTCTTCACGAGATGGAAAATCCCGTGTGGAAAAAATCATCGGAGGAATACCTTGAATCCCGCTAACAAACTTCTCATTGCCTTTGTTTATTGGGAACAGGACCGAGCACAATCGAGTAAGTTGGCTCGGCTAGTGGCGGACTTGGAGCCGCGCATGTCGGAGAACGCCGATGTGCTTTTTTCCGCGCGATTCGATTGCACGCACGATGTTTCCACTATCGAATACGTTTCTCGCAAGTTTGCTGTGCATACGAACATTTGCCGGGGACGCCGCGGCAAAGGATGGCCCGCCGGATGCAACGACCTCGCTTTCGGCACACTCGACTACGTATACAGTCACGCTGCGGTTCGACGAATCCCTCCTTACAAGGCTGTGGCGCTTCTTGAAGCGGACAGCGCGCCGCTTCGTCCGGGCTGGATAGAGGAGCTGTCGAACGCCTGGGACTTGGCCAACAAGGTCAAGCCGGTGCGCGTGTTCGGCCCGCTGCTACCGAACGGTGTGAAAGACGCGGGGAACCAGCACATCAACGGAAACTGTCTGGTCTCGGGCGACATGCCTTTTCTCCATTGGTTCACCCGAAAAATCGGCGGCTGCAATCCGCACGCCGGCTGGGACTGGTGTCTGGCCCCGCAGTTCAAGCGGATGGGCTGGGCTGATTGCAAGCAGATGAAATCCTGGTGGCGCTGCCCGCAGGTGTCGCAGGAGCAATACGAATCGCTCCTGGCCGAGGGCGCAGTGTATCTTCACGGCTGCAAGACCGATGACGTGTTCAACCTCGTCCGAAAGCGGTGGCTATGAGCAAAGAATTTCCGCGCACCTTCATCCCGACCGAGTGCATCAGCTTCCCGCGGTGTGGGCACCACGCGCTCACTGAGGTGCTGCGTTTTTACTTCGCGGAAAACTTTCACTACGGTGAAATTTATCGGGACGGCGCGCGCATCGGGGAGGGTTCTTCGACCAACTGGCAGAAGAACCACGACTTCAACCTGGACACGCCGATTCTGCCGGACCGAAACTATATCGTGCAGATTCGAAATCCGCTGGAAGCGATTGAATCCTGGGAGAACCTGGACAAGCGCGTGGCCGGTCGCGTTGTGGATACGTGCGAGCATCGCATCGAATTCTACGCGAACTTCGTGAAGAAGTGGATTTATAGCCCGGTGCCGTGGCGGCTGGTGGTGTGGTATGAGGACCTGATGGCGCGCCCGGTGGCGACCGTCACGAGCGTGATTCAATTTGTGACACGGACGCAGAACGTGGACGTGGCAAGACTCCAGGAGGCGCTTTTTGAGTTTCCCCTGGAACGGAGGACCCAGACATGCCCGACGAAATACAACAAAGCGTGAAGAAGCTGGTCGTCACTGTTCACGGCTACGCCGGGGACGCTCACCAGATTAACGACCTTCGCCCGATGTATGAGCATCACAAGGCGCCCATCGTGGTGATGACGCCGGACGACTCCCGCATTGAATCGTTCGGTCCGCACATCTGCCGCTTCGGCGGCAAGCGGCAATACACCGGTGAGGACAGCCTCAAGCGGCAGGTCCGCCACTGGGAGATTATGCTCGACTTCAACGCGACGCATTTCCTCTCGAACGACTCCGACAGTTTTTGTCTGGCCCCCGAGCTTCCCGAGTATCTTTACAAGGAAGACGTGCTGTGGAGCAACGAGGTGTCCGACATGATGCACAAGCGCAAGCCGGAATACAAGTGGCCGCGCCTCGCGTTCCAGCCCCCGTATTTTTGGTCGCGCGAAATCGTCGAACGGATGATTAAGGCCGCGCCGCTGGTGAAGATTGACCCGCAGACCCCGTTCATCGACTGGTTCGTGATGGCGGTCGCGGTGGCCGGCGGAATTCCGCACAAGACTTTCAAGGACGGGTTCAGTTGCGGGACGGCGGACCCTTACGGCTTGAAAGTGATGACCGACCAAGTTTGGCGGCAGGGAAAAATCTTCGTTCACTCGGTGAAGAACGCGTCGATTCGTCGGCAGCTCGAATACGCGCGTGGACAGTTCCTCAAACGAAAGAGCAAATGAACAAGGAATCCAAAATCTATGTGGCCGGGCATCGTGGGCTTGTTGGTGACGCACTTTATCGCCAGCTTCGCGCGCAAGGTTACCAGAACATCGTCACGGCTACTCGGCAGGAGGGCGACCTCACGGACCCGGTCTTCGTGAAGTGGTTTTTCTCCGTCCACCGACCGGAGTATGTTTTTCTGGCCGCGGCGCACGTCGGGGGCATCCTGGCGAACGACCAGAACAAGGTGGACTTCATCACGAAGAACCTCGCCATCCAAAACAACATCATCCTCAACGCCGCGGAGTATGGCACGAAGAAGCTGTTGTTCTTGGGCAGCTCGTGCATCTATCCGCGGGACTCGGCCCAGCCTATCAAGCCCGAGGCGCTTTTGACCGGACCGTTCGAGCCCACGACCGAGGCGTATGGAATCGCCAAGGTGGCCGGCATCCGGCTGTGCCAATACCTCCGGGACGAGAAAGGTCACGACTTCATCTCGGCCATGCCGTGCAATCTCTACGGCGGCGGTGACCGATTCGACAGCGTGCGTTCGCACGTCGTCCCCGGTCTTTTGACGCGCATGCACCAAGCGAAGAAAATTGGGCTCCGAGAATTTGATGTGTGGGGCGACGGAACCGCGGAGCGGGAGTTGCTCTACGCGGATGACCTCGCTCGCGCGTGCGTGCTGCTGATGAACGAATACAGCGGGCGCGCGGTGGTGAACACGGGCAGCAGCGACGAGTGGACAATCAAGGCCATCGCTGAGGAGGTGGCCCAGGTGGTCGGCTTCAAGGGCTGGCTGCACTTCGATTCGAGCAAGCCCACGGGCGTCCCCCGGAAGCTCCTGGACAACTCCGTCATCCGGTCGCTCGGGTGGTCACCCAAAGTGCCTTTCCCGGAAGGACTTAAGCTGACCTACGCCCAATATCTTCAGCGGTTGTCGATTTTGCGTTGACATTTCGCAAAAACGCCACACTTCTTCAATGACCTTAAACAGTCAGCCGGACTAGGTCGGTCTGGAACGAGCCTAATGCGCTTCGGTGGCTCTGGAGCGAAGGGCAGTGACGCCCCTACGCGTCGCATCGTTCGTAAACCCGTTCTGGGGCAAACCCAGGACAAAACCGAAAGTTACTCAAAATGAGTGCTGACTGTAATGCACCCGACGTAATCTCGGAAATCGCCCAAAAGGACGTTTCCCGGCTCGTTGGGACGGTCGCGAAAACTCTCGCGGCCAACTCGGTTTTCATTAACGTCATCGGCGGCGGGGTGTTCCCGTCCGGCGTGTCGGATGAAATCCGCTTCCCCGTCCAGATGCAAGCCGCCCCAGGCGACTCGCTGGCTCTCCCCACTTTTCAGTGCGACACTGAAGTCTGTGGAACCAACGGCATCCAGGACCTCACCGACGCAATCGACTTCACCGCTCGCTTGGAAACCAAGCGTGGTCGTGGTCCTCGCGTCTGCGTCAAGAAAGGCTACGCTGCCTTCAAATCCAGCTATCTCTCTGCCGAGGATTCTCTGCGGAAGCTGGTGACGCAATACGTCAACGCCGACATCCGCGCCCAGCTTTACCTGCGCAGCGCGTCGAAGTTCAACGCCGTCGCCGGCTACGATTTCGACTCTCTGTTCACCGGTGGAACTGAAACGGACCTCGGTGTCCAGTTCGCCCCACTGTTGCCGACGGGTCCGCTGAGCTTCAAGGCTCTGCACTACGTCACGCGCTTCGTCAAGGAAGCGTTGTTCGCTTCGATGTTCGACAGCGAAGGCAAAGGGATGCCCCACGCTCGTTTCATCGGCAGCTCCGACATCATCGAGAGTTTCCGCAACGAAATCGGCGTGAAGGAAATCCTCATCGGTTTGACGACCGGTGGATACAAGCTGGGCGAGCAGAGTGTCTCTGCCTACCAGTTCGAAGAGGCCCCCGCGTATCGCGGCATCGCGTTTGGTGTTGACCAGCGCCCGCTGCGTGCGACCGGCTTCGACGGCGACGGCAACCTCATCCTGGTTGACCCCGTCGTGAACGTCCCGAACCTCACCAAGAACACGGCGTATGCCAAGGTCAATCCCGCGTGGTTGGCTGCGGACTACGAAGTCGGGTTCTTGATGTTCGACAATACCTTCAACCGGCTCGTGCCCGAGAAGTATGTCGGCGAAGGGACCTTCAAGTTCGCGCCTCAGCTTCACATGGGTGAGCTGGAGTGGCACTACATCGTGGACAACGACTGCAATCAGTTCGGTGACTTCGGTTGGCACAAGTATCAGATTACTCGTGCGTATCAGCCGATTCGCCCGCAGCACGTCGTCCCCATCCTGTATCGGCGCTGCCAAGCGGACCTCGGTCTGCCCGACTGCACCGTGACGGACAGTTCGAGCTTCTCTGGAAGCGATTCGTTTGCCACCTTGGGAGTCTGCGACTCCTAAGCTGGGTCTGTAGGGTCTGGCCGGCGGGTAAAACCGCCGGCCAGTTCAACACTCAACCTCACCAAAAAATATGACTTACGTTGAAGCTCAAGCTGCTCTCCTCGCACTCGGTCACGACCTCAGCCTCACCGGGCTCGAAGGCCGCTCCGTGTCGGGTCTGTTGCAGGAAATTCTCATCGCCGGCGGGTCCGCTATCACGGACAAGAGCGCCGGGTCCGATTGGGATAATGCGCTGGTCACTGCCCTCGGCATTGACACGCCCATTACCTGAGCGGTTTTCGAATTGGGTGTGGGCCTTCGGGCTCACACCCTTTCTTTTCTCGTTGTGTTCGACAACCTCAAAGTTTCTGGAGCGGCCCTTCTCGGGTTTGGCTCACCACTGGCAAACATTTTCATCGACACGGCGACGCCAGTTCTCAATGCGCTCGTGTTGGTCGGACAAATCTCAGTGGCCGCGGTGACCACTTGGTATATTTTCCGTAAGGCCCAAGCCCTTCATCGCGACAACAAAAAGGACAAGAAGTAAATGAACGGTTTCAACGACCCCATCGCCCGCCTGGGTGAAATCCTGGCCGACCGGCTCGGAATCGTGGCGAATCCATACGACGCGGAAATCGACCTGTGGGTGCGCGCGGCTGCCGTAGTTGGCGCCAGCGTGAGCACGTCCACGCCGCTCGAAGAAGCCCGCACGCGCGTGCTGGCCAACTGCAACATCGTTCCGCTGACGTAATGTTTTGGCCGGACACCACCCCGAAGTGGGGGGACTCTGACAATACACTTCTCGCGAAGTGGTTGGAGACCCTCGGCGGCGAGGCCAAGCCCGGCGACTCGGACCATCAGCTTTTGTTCAAAATCGCGTTGCTTCTGAGCAATCTGTAACCTATGGACACGACCCCTCGACTCAACGACCCCGACAATACGCTGCTGAAGAAGATTTGTCTTCTGCTCCAGGGTGGCGTGTCCTCCGGTGTCCTCTCTTTCAACGCCCGCTCCGGCGCCATCACCCTTCTCTCTGCCGATGTGACCGGCGCGCTTGGATACACGCCCGTGAACAAGGCCGGCGATACAATGTCGGGTGCGTTAACGACCACCACGTTGAATGTTGGCGGGACCACTTCTAGTTTTCCTGCTATTAAAAACAGTGGTGCGCTATTGCGTGTTCGGTTAGCCGATGATTCTAACTACGCAGTTGTTCAAACGGGTTTCCTCCAGGCGAACATTGCGGATGCCAGCACGAATACTTCGCCGGTTGCCTTCGAAGTTTACCACGAGACGGTGGGCGGAAATGGCGCGACGAATGATGGCGTGTCTATGGATTTGCGTGCAGACTCGTCCACGACTGACCGACAGCTTCAGGCGCGAATCGCGACGCTGTGGTCGGACGCTACTCACGCAACGCGAACCTCGCACATGCGGATTTCGCCGACGTTGAACGGGACCAGTCTCGAAGCCATTCGGATTTCCAACGCGCAAATCAGCGCGCAGAACGGGACCGTCTTCGCGGTAGCCGGCACCAAGGTTGTGGACGCTCGGCAGACCGGGTGGACCGCGGCCACGGGCACGGCGACTCGCGCGACTTTTGCCACCAGCACGGTGACGCTCGAAGTCCTCGCTCAGCACGTCAAGGCGCTGATTGACGACCTCATCACTCACGGACTCATCGGAACATAATGAAGCTACTCGCCACCCTACTCGCGACGGTGTTTCTGGCCGGATGTTCTATCCTGCCACTGAAGCCCGGTCGTTCGTCCATCGAGACGGATGCCGCCGGCCACAAGGTGATTCAAGTTCACCAGTCGCAGAATCCGAAGGACTCCACCGTCCAGGATTACAAACGCGTGGTGGATTCCAGCGGAGTCACGACCGAGGAAGTCCACACGAAAATTGGCGCCGCGCAAAAGGACACCGCGCGCGAGGTCGCCGCAAAACTCAGCTCGCTGAAAGGAATCGTCTGGCTGGGCGTCCTGGTGTTTTTATTTGGCGTGTTCAGCGCGTTCAACCCGTATTTGAAAGCGGTGGTTGGTAGCGTGACCACGTCCGCGGCGATTGCTGTGGCCGGCCTTTTACTCGTAGTGCTGCCGACCCTCATCGTCGGAAATGAAATTTTGATTCTGGGCGGAACCCTCGGCGCCGCGGCGCTGTGGTTCGTGGCCCATCGTCACGGGCACTTGCGCGGGCAGGTGACTGAACTCCTCAAGAAATAATATGTCGTGCGATTGCGGTAGCCAAGGGTGCAACGGAGATTGCGGGGATTGCAACCAGACCTTCCCGGCTGATTGCGGTTCGACGCAGTGCAACCCGTGTCGTTCGTGTCCGCCAAACTCGACGGACTGCGAAACGCTTCCGAGCGCGCTCCAAAATTTCGTCGATGCGTTCTTCGGTTCAGTGACCAAGACGGAAATTGACGGACAGGTCCGATGGATTCTGCCATGTAATCTCGACATCGGCCTGCCCGGCAATCCGCGTGCGGACGGCGAGGGGCTCGCGTGTTATTTCCTTCGGCTGTTTCGCGATGGTATCAACGGGCTTGAAGGTCCCACTGGCGCGACCGGCGCAGCCGGCGAGAACGGACCGACGCCCTGGACAATTTTGCTGACGGCGTTCGTGCAGCCTTCCTCTGGCGGCACGGTGAACTTCAACATTGTGGCTTCGCCCACTGTGACCGTCGGCCAGACGGTTTTCATCCCCGGCTCCGGTTATTACGTCGTGACGAGTCGAGTGTCGAACTCGGTCTTCGCGCAACTAATTTCCGCCGTCCCCTCCCCAAACGTGGTGACTGTTCCTGGAACGGTCGTCATTCCGTGCGGACCGCAGGGGCTCACGATTACCGGACCGCCGGGAACGCCGGGCACCCAGGGGCCGACCGGCGCCCAGGGCATCCAGGGTCCCACAGGGCCGACTGGCGCCACGGGTCCCACGGGGCCGACGGGCGCGGTGACTACGAACGCCAACGGGCAAGTCGTCATCACGGGCGCGACGGACTTCACGGTCACGAACGCGGACCAAAAAATCACTTTCGGAATTGATGACCCGGAAGTCAACCTCCCGGTCGCGGGGACCTATTGGGTCATCGCGCGGTTCCGCTGTTTCAACGACGTCGGAAGCGGAAACAACCTTGAGTGGGATTTTTATCTCAACAACCAAACGACTGCGACTCCGGTCCCCGGCGGCGAACACCCGGACGTCATCATCTGGAACACCGGCGGCTCGAACCATTCGAACTACGTTCACATCTGGGCTTTGGTGACAACGTCCAGCGACAACGAAATCATTGACGTCCACGTAACCTCGGCCAGTGGCGATACGCCACAGACCATCTTCCAAGACGGTTCGAACATCGCATATATCCGACTGCAATGAGTGACTGCACGCATCCAATTCATCGCGACCCGGAAAACGACTTGTCGAATCCGTGTTTCCCTCGTGGTTCGACGAAAATTTTGCCGGGGCGCACGCTTCCGGCGCGCATCATCGTCAACGAATCCCAGGACGTTCTCCAGGACGAATTCGGATTTCCAATTTTGGATGAGGTCACCGGAGCGACCATCATCGACGACCTGAAACAGCAATGAGCAAAGTTTCCCAATATGTAAACGGTGAGCAGGCAGTCGCCAAGGGTTGGCTTTTCATTGCCGAGGAGCAGCCGCCGGGTTCTGAGCATCCGTATATCACGAAGAAAATTGCACCTGACCAACTGGGTGCCACCGGTCCGGCAGGCCCACAAGGTTTGCCGGGCTTGGATGGCAATCCCGGCGCGACCGGCCCAACGGGGCCGACGGGCGCGAATGGCGGGCAGGGTCCAACTGGCCCGACGGGCGCGCAGGGTGCCGATAGTTCGGACGAGTGGGTGCATCCCGATGGTTTGTCGATGGACCTGTTCGAGGAATACGCCCCTGGCGCGATTGTCGCGCCGAACGGCGGATTCGGCTGGGACACCGCCGGCGTTGTCTCGGGCGGAACCATCGTGCAGCGGAACATCGCGAACGGTCGCACGGAACGGCGTTTGAGTTTGTCCTCGGGCGAATTTGCGCGCAAGCTTTACATCGGCAGCGATTGGCACCGGCTGCGCATTGCGCTGCTTCTTCGCTGCAACGGCGCATCAACTTTCACCGCGAACGGGTTCATTGGATTGTGCTCCGGCACCACGAACCCTTTCGGCGGGACGACTGCAAACGCCATCGGTCTTTATTTTGACCCGGTCAACGTGAACTCGTGGGTATTCACGAACGGAACGACGGTGGACTTTTTCGCGCAGAGTGTCGGCACGCGTTTCGTTACGAAGCGTGGCGCCGGCGCCCCAGTTGACCAAGGGGGAGGAGCCGGGTCGGATGGTCGCCGATTCGCATCCACGGAGGCTCTGCGCACGATGTTCTTTTTGGAAGTTGCGCGCCCGGTGTTTGCTACCTCCGCGACGTCGGTGGCATACTCGTGGGGCATGCGCTCGACGAACGCCACCCAGGCGGAATTCTCTTTGAGCAAGCGGTCGCTTTTCCACACCATCCTGGACAGCGCGAACAACAGTTCGCTGGCGCAGGACGACACGATTGTCACTGTGACCGGCGCAGGAACGGTCACCAATAGCTTCAACGACGACGAAAGCACCGGCGCTTTCGATACGCTCAATATCCGATGGGATGGCGCGCACCCGCTGGAAATTTGCGGCATGGCCGTCCACAAGGTTTACTAAATGAACTACGCCCTCGAAGAGTTTTACGAGACAGCGCCGCTGACTACGGCGGATGACGGGCATATCCTGATTGGAAAACTCAATCCGGGCGGCGTGATTCAGCTTTATCGGCTTCATGTCAATGACCTGAACCGAGTCACGGGTCCGACAGGTCCGACCGGTCCCACGGGGCCGACCGGGGCCGCGGGAACGAACGGGACGAACGGTGTTACGGGGCCGACGGGTCCGACAGGTCCGACCGGGCCAGTGGGTCCGACGGGCGCGAATGGTCCGACCGGGCCAACGGGGCCGACGGGACCCACGGGGTCCGCGGGTGCCAATGGTGTCACGGGTCCGACAGGTCCGACAGGTCCGACAGGTCCGACGGGTCCCACGGGCGCGAGCGGCGCGACGGGTCCCACGGGTCCGACGGGCGCGAGCGGGGCCACGGGGCCGACAGGTCCCACGGGGCCGACAGGGCCGACGGGCTCAGCGGGCGTCGCGGGCGCGTCTCAGACCAGTGACTCTTTCGCTCTCGATAATTTTGATGACTACGCTACGGGCGCAATTTCCAACTTCACCAGCGGCTCGGGGTGGAGCGGCTCGGGCTCGGCGTCCGGCGCGACCATCGTTGCGGTCACCGCGTTCGACGGTCGGTCCGATAAGCGACTCTCGCTCGTTGGCCCAGGCGAATTCAAACGCAAGATGGCGTGGGGAGAAAAGTGGAAACGCATCCGCATTGGTCTTTTGCTCCGCATCAGCGGCGCGGCGACCATCACGGGCGATTTTGCATTTGGCGTCTGCTCGGGAATCGTGAGCGGCGCAGGCAGCACGGGCTGCGCGAATTTCGCCGGCGCGACCACGCGTCCAGGGAATACGAACCAGTATACCTACAGCGCCGGAAACGACATGGCGACTTTTGCGGCCTCCTTCGCTGGCGGCTCGACGAAAAATCTCACGACTTGGACGGACATGGGCGGCGTGTCGTCCATGAAGGGGTATGCGGCGGCGGGGTCTGCTGCGCAGGTCATTAACGTATGCGACATTGCGCGCAACCGTTGGGGGACGACCGCCAACACCTACAGCTTTTTTGTCCAGGGGCCGAAAAGTTCTGGGACCGGCGCGGGGCCGGAAGCGGGAATTGACTGGGGCGCCCTTTTGGCCGCGGTCACGAGCACGGACGTGGCAACCTACAATTCGTGGTGGTATGACGGCGCTTCATCCACTCAGTCGGCGACGCACAGTGAGACGAACGGCGCCCTGGACAGCATCGACATTTGGTGGAGCCATGCCACGGTTCCCATTGAGGTCGGCGGAATCGCCGTCTTCAAACTCTATTGACAAACGGCTGGAAATCAACACTTCTTCTACGATGAAACTACCGATGGATTTGGGTTACAAAATGGAGGGGCCGACCGCGGTCTCCGACATGCCCAGCAAGATGTATCCCTCTCTCCACCTGGAGTGGCCGACGGATTATGACCTCCCGGACTCCGGCGAGCTGACCGTGACTTTCCGCAAGACCGGCGAGAACAAGTCCAAGGACCGGAGCGGCAAGGCCCGCTACACGGTGGACCTGGAAATCCAGTCCATCGAGTCCGTTGAGGCGGGCGAGGAAGAGGGCGAAACCGAGGAAGAGTCCGGGTCCGACGCGCTGGACCGCTACGCCAAAGAGGCGGAAGGCAAGGAATAATTTATGGCATACGGAGGCTCAGACAAAGCGGTTGGAGTGGACTACGAGTCCCACATCAAGGACCTCGACAAGCAGAAAGGCGACCTCGAAGCTCGGGGCCGCGAACTGCTCGACGCGGGCAAGGGTGACTCGGACGAATTCAACGACGTGGTGGAACAACACCGCGCCGTTCACGGGCGCCGGCGGCTCATCGACGGGTTGGTCAATTCTTCTGGCGATTCCGCCAGCGGCGCGGAAGCGTTGGACCGCATCAAAGCGGAGATGGGCAAAGGCAAGCCGGGGTCCGGCACATAATATGTTCCAAGCTCAAGATGTTCTCGACGACGCCAGGGACATTTTCGGAATCTGCAAGGAAGAAAAGCTGTTCCGATATATCACTGACGCGATTCGATTGCTGGCCAATAAGGGCGACATCGACCCTCTCGTTGGCGCGCTCGACATCTGCGTGCAGAACAAGTGCGTCACGCTCCCGAACGAAGTCGAAACCGTTTTTGGGGTGAACCTCGCTGGGCGCCCCGCGCTCGGCCACAACGAACTTTTCTCCTGGCACCTGAATGGGCCGGGCGACCGCAAGACCCGCTGCGACTATTCTTGGTTCGACGAGCTTCCCGCGGTCACCTACAAGGACTTGATTTGCCCTGGGCGGCTCGTGGCCTTCGTTGACAAGCCGTCAGATTCCAACCGCGAGCTTCGCGTGTTCGGATTTGACAACCAAAACAAGCCGCTCCAGACGCTGGAAAACGGTGTGTGGACCGACGGTCTGTTGGTGCCCACGATTTTTGGCTACGCGGTGCCCGCCTCCACGGACCCGATTGTTGGCCGCATTACGAACATCGTCAAGGAACGCTCCGACGGAATCATTCGTCTCTCGACGTTCGACAACTCGTCCAGCAGCGGCACGCTCATTGGAATTTACGACCCGGAGGAAACCCATCCGCGGTATCGGCGCATCAAAATCAACCGCGGCTGTCCGTGGGTTCGGATTTTGTATCGCAAGAAAACGTTTACGGTCACGAGCCCGAATACGCGAATCCTGCTGCACAGCCGATTCGCCCTGGTGCTCGCGATGAAGGCCGTGAAGTTCTACATCGACTCGGACGTTGCCAACGGCATGCAGTTCGAGGCGCACGCCACACGAATTTTGACCGAACAAGAGGGCGCGTTGACCAGTCCGAACGCGCTCCCGATGCAAGTGGAAGACCGCAACAGCATCGCACAAAAAGATGACTGGAACGTAGACTAACATGAAGAACGTGAAACAAGACCGAGGGGCTGCCCCCTCAAATGGCGCGACCGAAAACGCCAAGACGAACGCGAACGTCCCCGCGCCGCAGGAGATTTTTCAATACTCCGACGGCAAGTGCGAGGAACGCGACCTGATTGACCGTTTGAAAAACGGCCATGACAAGGGCAACTACAGCGAATACGTCGGGAGTCTTTAATCAGTGACGCCACGAGTCGAGGATGGGGAGTTGACGTTTCTAGGCGGCATGGATTCCATGTCCGACTCGAACCAGCTTACCCCAGGCTTTTATGCCCGCAGCATGAACACCGTGAACCGCGGTGGAATCGTGCAGTGTCGTCCCGGCTATCGTTGCAAGTTCGTAATGCCGCCGGGCAACCTCCAAGGGGCGTTCATCTTCCGGCCCAAGGTCGGCATCGAGTCGATTCTGTTCGCGGTGGACGGGAGCGTGTTCCTGTCGGAGTATCCCTACAAGACTTACCGGCAGCTCGCGATTCAATTCTCTGCGACCGCTCGCCAGCTTTTCTTCGTCCAGGCCGAACAGGCGGTGACCCGCAACGACGACAACTCGCTCCGGCTCATCCCGCCCATCAATTTGGTCATCATCCAGGACGGCGGTCTGACAGCGCCGGCGGTGTTTGACGGGTTCAACGCCGAACACGACGAGAATATCAAGCTGGGCGGGCCGATGGCGTGGAGCGGCGACCGCCTGTGGGTCGCCCAGGGCGCAAAACTTTTCGCCTCGGACATCTACGACCCGCGGCATTTCCTCGAACCCCAATACTTCGCCACCGTCGAGGCGTTCACGCTCCCCGGCGAGATTACCGCGCTGGCGGAACCGACGGCGAACGCGGAGCTGGCGTCCCTGTTCGTTTTCACGGACGACACGACGACCTTGATTCAGTCTGGGATTCGCGACCGAACCCTGTGGGCGAGCACCCCGAACTTTCAGTTTTTGCAGTTCCCGGACATCGGCTGCGTCTCGGCAAAAGCGTTGACGCTGTATCACGGACTCCTGTGGTGGTTCTCCGCGGACGGCTTCACGAACGTCAACGCAGCGGAATTGACTCGCCGGTCTTCGCTCATGGAAGACCAGGACAGCGAAATGATGGACAGCAAAACGCGCCTGGGTGATGACTTGGCCGGCGTGGCTGTGGGAACCTTCGAGCACTATCTGATGGTGTCGGTTCCGCACTGCGACAAGTTCAACACTCACACCTGGGTGATGGACGGCGCGACGCTGATGAACCGAAACCAGAATAGCCCGCAGTTTACGTGGAACTCTTTCTGGACCGGGACGCGGCCCTCGGACTGGATTTCCGGTCTGTTCGCCGGACGGAACCGGGCTTTTTTCGCGAGCGTGGATTTCGACGGGCAGAACCGGCTGTGGGAAGCGTTCTCGCCGGACCGCCTGGACGACGGCTGCCCGATTACTTGGTGGGTCGAGACGCGAGCGTATAGCTCGGACGTCCCGCTCAAGGACAAGAAAATGTTGTATGCGGACATCTACATGTCGGAGTTGGCGGGAACGGTTGACCTCGGGGTCTTCTGGGCCGGTCCGCATCGGGGACGATACAAACGCGTGATGACGAAACGAATCGAATCGCCCCGCGGCTCGTTTCGCGTTGGTCACAAAATCACCAGTGACCAAAAAATCTTCGCTTTCAAAAAGCAGGTGCGTGCTCTCCGAACCCAGGACGGTCGGCTGCTCGCGTCGTCGGAGGACTTGTCCTCGTGCGACGTCGAAAGCATCAAGCTGGACTTCCTGGATGAATCTTTTCAACTTCTCATTGTTGGCTCTGGTCCTGGTGCTGTTCGTGGAATTCGCGTTTACATGGAACCCGCGCCGGGCACGCCGGGGTCGGTCAGTCCGAACAAAGAACTTTCTGGCCGCTGCGAGGAAAACGAAGGAGCCGAACAGAATTTTGTGCGATTCGACGGTGCAGCTTCGGACTCGGTCGAAGAACTGAATTCGAACATCCCGCTGTTCACGAGCAACCAGACGGTGTCGTTGACGGAGCAGGGGATTACGGAAGTGGGAACGGGATATGGTGAATCGGTCATCAGCCAAGATAACGCTGACCGAATCGCCACCACGACCGCGCGACGCAAGGCTGCGCGAAAACTGGAAGAGGCGCTGCCGATTTTGATTTCGACGGGACTCGGTCTATGATGCAGTTTGACGCATTGCGGCCAATTACGCGCCGGGAGTTGCGAATCAACTACCGGTCTCCGCTAATTTGCCAACTCGGTCCCGAGGAGAGCGGCAGCGGTTCTGGAACCGATGTGTCCGGGTTTATCCCGGTCAATGCGCCGGCTGGCCCGACGAATTTGCAATCGAGTGTGAGTGACTGTCCGCGAGTGGTGACGTTGACTTGGGACGCTGTGACCGGCGCCCTGGGTTACAACGTGCTGCGGTCGGACGACGCGGTCGGCCCGTTCATCTACCGGGCGTCGGTGGATGTCTTGACGTTCTCCGAGGACGTCGAGGATGCCGGGACCTTTTACTATCAGGTCGTGGCGTTCGGTGAGTTTGGACAATCGAATCCCTCGGAAATTTTGGCGGTCGTAGTGCCGCCGTGCGAATAATATGGCGAACCCGAACAACAACGGCAACGGCAACGGAAACGGCGGCGGTCAGCCGGCCCCCCGTCCGCGTCCTACGCTTGACGAAGCCCGGAAGAACCTTGACCATGCGGTCGAGTCCTTCACGAAAGTATTCCCTCGCCGAAACGGCGGAACGTTTGCCCCGGTCGAGGACGGCCCCGCGTTGTTCAATGCGCTGGTGGAAGCCAATGACGGCGATGGGCTGGCGTTGTATCTGGAGAACCCGGTTCAACTTTTACTGTCGCTGGTGTTTTCACTGCGCGATAAAATCACGTTTCTGGAGACGGCTCGCGCCGTGAATGAAAATTCAATCAACGCGCTGCAAGGGCAGCTCACCGCGCTGACCGCGCGGGTGCAAGCTTTGGAACGGCGCCCGTAATTTATGCCACTGCAAAAGACTAATCTCGTCATCGTCGCGACGCAGTTGCCGCCCGACTTCGAAGGCACGCCGCAGGAATACTTCGCGGCCATCCTCGAACGGATGGACATCCAGTCCCCAGTCGGCACCAACTTTTTCGTCATCGGCGACGTCGAGCCCGCGAGCAACTCGGGTCCGTGGTTCAAAAACGGAACCAAGTTGTATGTCTTCGACATCAACGTGGGGCATTACGTCCCCCTGGACATCTCCGACTCGTTGTCGCAGTTCGCTTTCATCGGCCCGAACGACCCCGGCACGCCTGGGACGGCGGACCCGCTCATCTGGTTCCGAACGGTCGGCAGCCGGCCCCTGGGCTGGTATGGCTGGGACGGAAATTCCTGGGACGCCGCCGGCGGCGTTCCGAACAGCGGCAACACGGCGAATCGCCCGACGAATCCCGTGGACCTGGAGCAGTATTTTGACACGGACATCAACGTCCTGATTCACTGGGAACGCAGCGCGTGGCGCACGGTCTCCGGCACCCCCGGCGACGTCAAGGCGGTGACGGCAGACAATCTGACGTTGGCGCTGGCGGCGAACCCCGGTTGGTCGGTCCTCTTCGGTAACGACGAGAGCCGGCGCGGTCGCACCATCGCCCAGGCGGCGAAAGACGCGGGCAGCTCGCCGGTGAACACGGTGTCCACCCCCGCGGGCGTGACGCAGCGCGCGGCGAATGAAGTTTTCGGCGAAGAACTCCATGTGCTCGGGTCGCTGGAAGTTCAGCAACACTCGCACATGATTGGGCACGCCACGCTTTTGAATAGCGTGAACTCGAACATCGTTCTGTTCCGCGTTGAAGACGCGGACACCGAGATTTTGAACGCGGGGATTCCGAGCCCGACGCCGCCGAATTCGCAGACCGCTCGCACGGGGCACAGCGCGCCGAACGGCAGTCAGACTGGCGTCAGCTTGGGCTCGACTGGAACGCAGTTGGTGACGAGCAAACAGTTCACCATCGAAGATGCGCCCAGTTACACGACCGCGGCGACGGGTCACAACACGGTTCAGCCGACAGTTTGGCTATGGCACCTTGTCAAAAACTAGATTTGGTGGAGGTCCGCCCACACGGACTGCGACACCTGCACGCGATGTTCGCGCGATACTTCATTGACGTGAAGTATCCGGGACAGTTCAGCATGGCCGCAGTTCAGCAGGTGTGGGCGCCGCTCCTGGACCGAGGAGTGGCGACGATTCGAGTCGCGATGCTGGACGGCTACACCGTCGGCGTCTCGGGCGTGACCTACATGCAGGACACGTTCAACGGCGAGCAGACTGCGACGATGGTTTTCTTTTGGGTGGACCCGCTGGCTCGCGGGAACGGGGTCGGAAAAGCGATGTTGGAGCAGGCCGAGCGGGATTCCCGTGCGCACGGCTGCACGAACATCGTGCATGGTCATATGTTTACCGTTAATGAAGATGGTGGACGCGGGATATTTGAAAAGCGCGGTTACGAAGTAATCGAGCTAGGTTTTAGAAAACGACTATAAATTTATGGGTGTATCTGTAGGTGGAATCATTGGGTCAGCGGCAGCTATCGCCGAACGTTTCACTGACGAGAAGGCGATGAAGGAGGCGTATGCCGCGCAGCGAAACGGCATCATCGCGCAGAAAAAGGCGTTGTCCGACGATTACGACTTATCGCGCATCACTCTGCTCACGCAGCAATACGATAAGGGTTACCTCGACCGCCGTGTCGCGCTTCAAAAACAATACGAGCCCGAGATGTATGCCGCCGGCCAGCAGGCCCGCAAGGACATCCTGGCCCAGTCGCAGACACCTGTGTCGGGTCTCGAATCGACTCGGGTGGCCAATCAGCTTTTCAAGGAAAACATCGACAAGAACCCGGAGCTGGACCGCCTTCAGAAGAACGTCATCGCGCGAGCGAACGACGTGCTGGAGATGGGCGGGACGCTGCCGCCCGAGTATCAGGCTGAACTGGTTCGTGCCGGCGTTGGCCAGTCTGCCCAGGCGGGAATCAAGCCCACGGGGCGGTCCGTCGGTGGAGTCGTCTCGACGGTCCTCGGGTCCGCAGGCGAAAAACTCCGGCAGTCCCGGTCGCTCGAAGCGGCCAAGCTTTCGGACACCGCGCAGAGTTTGCAGGAATCTCGTGCGAAGATTCTGTCGTCCATTTTTCCGACGATTCAGTCGTCCGAGCGCGAAGGTCTGGCGCGTTCGGCTGCGATTTTCAATTTGGCCAACACCACGGAAGCCGGCACGGGCACCGGTCTCACGGGCCGCGAAGTTTTGAACCTGGACCTCGGCGCGCGGCAAGCGAAGCGCGAGCTGGGTCAGCAGAGGGCGAACCTCGATGCGTGGCGCGCGCTGGAGTTTGCGCGCATCCGCGACACGGCTCTGAATCAGACCGCCGGCAACTGGGGCGGTCAAGCCCAGGGTGCCTACGGTGGCGGCGGCGGTCAAAGCGGTGGCGGGTCGTCCATGTCGATGGGCGCGATGTCCATGCTGTCCGACAAGAACGCCAAAGAAAACATCGAGCCCGTGGATGAAAAGAAAATCTTGGAGAAGGTCGAGAAGCTCAACGTCTCGAACTGGGAATACAAGGACGGCATTAAAGACGTCCCCAAAGGCCGGCATACCGGTCCGATGGCCCAGGACTGGGACAAGCTTTTCGGTTCCGGTGATGGTGACGCCACGACCATCCCGGTCGTAGATGCAATCGGAGTGGCGCTGGCCAGCGTGAAGGCGCTGGTTCAGGAAATCAAACAACTGAAGCACGCGAGGGCGTAATATGCCGTTGGACATTCCATTGGTTCCAGTCAATACGGACGTAAAAAATGCGGCGCTGAGTGCGCTGGTGCAATCCATTGGTGACTTGCAAAAGTTTCAATCGGCGCCGGCTGCCCACAGTTCAGCCGCCAAGACTCAGACAGACGCGGACAAGAAAGAGGATGACGCTGCGCGAAAAGCGGCGGCTCGTTCTGTTCTCGACGAAAAGCTGCCGGGCCAGGACACGGCTCCCCAAGCCAGCACCACTCCGAGCGGCGGACTGTCGGGTCTTCAGTTCAGCGAGTCCGGCGGAAGCCCCGGAACCGGGGGCGGCTCACTCGGATTTGGTTCGCTGATGCAACTGGAGTAATCTATGCCTACCGAACGTTTCAAAGCCCTCAAGGCGAAATACGAGGCGGACTTTCGCAAGAAGCCCACGCGCGCGGTGCTCAACGAGTTGGACTCCGAGGACCTGCTTCACTATTTGCAGTCGCGAAAGATGCTGCGCGAGGAAGCGACCAACACCGCGCTCGCCCCGCTCATGCACGAGACCGCCGCGCGCAAGGCGCGCCAGGAGTTGGAGAACGTGAAGCAGGGCGGCTCGCCCGAGGCAATCGCCAAGCTGCATTCCGAAACCGCTGGGCACGAGGGCATGGAGCTGCCGATGCGCCTGGACGGAACGCTTGACGTGCCCAGCGCGCTCAAGAACATCCAGACCGCGATTCAGTCCAAGGAACAACGCGACCTGGACCGACAACTTTTGCTGAACGCACACGAGCAGACCACGACTACCGTCGAACCGTCGGGCCGTGAAACCGTCACGGGTCAGATGGTCACCAAGCAGGGGACGCCCGTGAGCGCGTCACGAACGGTCTCGACCAAAGACGTCAACGCGCCCAAGGCCATCGACGAGCTGGTCTCGCAAAAGGACAAGAAGAACCACGAGCGCGGGCTGGACGTTTCCATCGGCGCGCTGCGGACCGCCAAGAATGTTTTGTCGAACCCGACTCCGTCGAACGCCGAGGACGGCGTTTTGATTGACGCGTTCCTCAAAGTCGCCAATCCGTCCGCGGTCATTCGTCCGTCGATGATTGACTTCGTGAACAAGCAGTCGCCCTTTGCCGACCAGCTTCGGAAAAAGTGGGAGCAGTATTTTTCGAACCCGAGTCACGACGAGCTGCCCGCCGGGGCCATCCTCACGGAAAACGACCGCCGGCAGATGGCGAAAGCTTTTCAGGCGTTCAACCAAGCCATCTCGGACGACTCGCGGGACCACTACCAGTTCATCAAGCGGCGTGCGGAGAAGCAAAATCTCTCCAACGACCTGGATGAAGTTTTCTCGGACGAGGAGATGAACATCCTCAAGGGGAAAAACTTTGTGGACTTGCCGAACCGCGCCAAGCCGGGAACCACGGTGACCGGCACGACTGAACTTACCCCTGCTGCGGCGCAACCCGCCGCGCAGCCGGCAGCTCAACCGGGCGCCGCGCCCGCCGCTCCAGCGCCGCAAGCCGGCCCTCCAGGAGCCGCCCCCAGCGCGGCGACCGGAGCTGGCGAGAAGTTGGTGCAGCAGATTCCGACGGTGAACTCGCCGGACGAGGCGCCCGAGGACGCGCAGTTCTACTTTTCACCTGACGGTCGGAAGTTCGTCAATCGGAAATACAAACCGCCGGTCACTCAATAGTTATGCCTGTTCTGGAGGATATCGCCAAGGGCGAGCAGTTCACGGACATTCCACTTCAGCCTTCGGACATCAAACCTGTGTCTGTCCCAGGCGGGACTATGGTCCCCGCCAAGGGGCCACAGAAGATGTCGATGGATGATTGGTATGCCGAGAGCAAAAAGATGCGGGACGCTTTCAAGGCGAAAGGAATCCCCGCGCCTCCTCCGCTCCCAGGCGAGCCCGCGGAACCGCCGGCGGATAAGTTCGCCGCCGAGAAGCAGGTCCCGCACGACAAGTTTTCTGGCGAGCAGGAAGTTGCGGACCCGTTCAAGGGCCAGCGGCAAGCCGACGCTCTCGATGAGCGCACGCCGCAGGACTTGGCCAAAGACCCGAACTTCAAGATTCACGATTTCATCTTCGCGAACAAAGACAACATCTTCAGCGACCCGAAGCGGTATCAGAAGGCGCTGGACACGTATCGCGAAGCGCAGGCCGAGGGGGTCACGCTCAAAAAGACTGTGGCGTCTGTTAAGAAGGACACCTTGCCGCTTCTGAAGGACATCGTTAAGTCTATTCCCAAACGCCTGGAGAACATTAGCGACATCGCGGTGGCTCCTCTGGTGGACGCGGTCACGATGAAAATGCGTGGCGAGGCGTTGGACCCCGAGAAGCGCGACCAGTGGGAGAACATGACCGAGGATGCCAAGGAAGCGGCAATCGCTGAAGCCATCGCGGGCACCGAGACCGCTGTTGGGTCGCTCCAGGACATGGTGCGACAAGGGACCCGAAAGCTGGTTGGTCCCGCCTTCGAATTCGGAGGCAAAAAAGACTGGCGAAAAATCTCCGACGATGAACTCAAGAACGAGCTTTTCAAAGACCTCGGTTGGCGCGAAACGGTCGAAGGTCTCTCGCGCGGCGAAGGCGTCAAAGACCTCGTCAGCGAGGGGGTGCAACTCAACCCGGAAAACATCAAGCTACTCAGCCTTACCGACCCCATTACCCTGGTCGCCACTGGCGCGGGATTGAAGGGCGTCGCGCTGGGCGGTCGCGTAATTTTCACCGCGGCCAACGATGCCGGAGCGCAAGCGGCGCTGGGATATCTGGGCCGCGCGGCTGGACAAGCTGCGTCGAAGGGCGCAGAAGTTGTCGGTCGCGGCGCCGAAGTCACCGGGCAGGCGTTGGGCAAGGCGGCACATCTGCCGACGTTCACCGCCGCGGGCTTGGGCTCTGGACACTTTTTCAAAGCGATGGCTGTGGCCGGCGCGACCAAAGCGGCTGGAAAAATCATCGAGAAGGGCGGAACGCTCCTCCGGGAAATCGGCGAAGCCGGCGCTGCCGCTGGCCCGTCCGAAGGCAAGCAGCTCCTCCTGGGTCTCGAACAGACGACCGGTGCCAAAGTTTTGAACGCGGCGAAGACTGCCGCGGAGTTTGTCAAACCGCCCGTGGTAGGCGCACTTGAAGGTGCGGCAGCGACCGCCCCACTCGCGTTCGCCACTGACGAGCCACAAGGTGGCATCCTCGGCGTCGGCGCAGTGGGCGGCGCTGTTCATGGAACGGTGCGCGGAGTAAAAGGCGCGGTGGCCGAAGCCGGCGCCAAACGTTATTTCGACCCCGGACAAATCACCTGGGAGAAGACCGAGTCCCCCGGCTACGACAACTTCTCGTCGATGAATGCGGTCCACGAGCAGACGGCTGCCGCGGCGCCTGAGAACGCGCGGAACATGGTCAACAGCCTGCGCGAGACGCTGCGTCCGTTCGGGCGCAAGCTTTTCTTGGTGGACGACGCCACGTATCAAAAGGCCATCGAGAACGACACGGTGCGCGCGAATGGCGGGCAGCCGTTGACGCCCGAGCAGACGGCGGCGGTTGCCGAGGAAGCGAAGACTCGCGGCATCTCGAAAATTTTCATGGCGGATGACTCCGGCAGTGGCGAGATGGTCACGCTGGTCAAGTCGGCTGAGGACGCTCCGCACGAGGCTTCGCACATTTTGGAGTCCGTCATGGCTCCCGAGGCGCGAAAAGCTTTGCACGATGCCGTGCGTGAGGCATACACGGGCGACGAGATTCAGCAGCTCAAAGACCACTACGAGTCCCAGCTCAACCGGAAGATGACGCCCGACGAAGTCGAGAGCGAATTCATCGCGGACAACTGGGCGAACCTGCTCTACAACACGTCGCTCGAATCTTTGGGGCTTCCTGCTCCGCGGCGCGGGTTCAAGCAAGTCCTGCTCGACGCGTCCCTGGCGCTGGGCAACGCGCTTGGTGTTGACATGACCGCCGGGCGGAAGACCCCCGGCTTGGACATCAAGCCTTCCTACTCTCTGCGCAAGCGGCTGGTCGAGGCGTCTGGGGATATCCTCAGCGAGCGCGACAATCTCGCGGCTCAGCAAGCCACCGCTCCCGAGGTTAAACCCGCCGCTCCCGAAGCGCCGGCGGCTCCCGTCGAGGTGAAGCCAGCGGAGGCGCCCTCAGAAACCAAGCTCCAGGTTCCCGTCGAGGGCACCCAGGGAGAACTCAATTTCGAACCGCCGGCCAAACAAGAAGCGGCCCCGGCAGCGCCCCCTCCCGCGCCGGCCCCCGCAGAAGGTCAGCCGGCGGTTCGCTCAGATAAATCGGCCCGACGTGCCGAGGTCACCAATACCGGCGTCGCCATGAAGTGGGCCGAGGACAAGCCCAACCGCGACGTCGTTGACACGGTCAATCAAGCGTTGGACGAAAAGGTTGGCCTGCGTGTCGAACACTCTGGCGCCCCCGCCGAGGTTTTCAAGCCGACCGAGCCCGAGCGCGAGGCCGAAATCGAAGCTGGTCGCGGGCTCCCACCCGAACTGCGCGAGAAGCATTCCAAAGAGATGCGGCCCACGCGCTGGGAGACCATGAAGTCCGGCGAGCCGCAGCTCATCGCGCGCAGCACGGACAAAATTCTGTCGAATGTGGACCGCGCGGTTCAGTGGGCGAAGAAGACCGGGGAAAAGGTTCCCTGGGAAACGGACGAGACCGGCGCGCTCACGGCTGCCGGCGCTGACCAGCTTTTGGCTGACCTCAACACTTACTGGGATAACCAGGACCGCGGCTTCCGTGGCGGCGGCGAGACCCTCGTTCGCCCGCCCGAAGAACTGGGCGCGTCGATTCCGGCTGAGCAAGGCGAGGGCGTTCCCCTCGGTGCTGAAAAGGAACAGTGGCTCAATCTGCTTCAAGGCAAGGAGACCGGGCCACCCGTCACCGCGCGCGCTGGAAAAGGTTTGCCGGCGAACATCAAGGCGCAGGAGATTCGCGCTGCCCAAGGCTTGGAGAGCGAACGCATCGCTGGCGGCGGGGACATCCCGGTTTACCCGGCCAAGGCGACCAAGGGCCGCGGAGAAGTCGAAGTGCGGGAGACCAACCCGCTGCGCAACCGTTTTCGAGCGGCGAACATGCCGGTGGGTGACCTGCACACGGTCGTCGAGCGGCTCAACGCCACGGACCTTTTGCAGGCCGAACGTCGTCCTGAACTTACGGGCCGCGGCGGCTCGACCGACATCACGCGCGCTGGGTTTTTGACCGAGAAGCCGGTGAACGAGACCATCAACGACGTGGTCAACGCCACGCCGGAAGAGTGGCAGAAGTTTTTCGGCCCCGGCGGGACGCTCACGGGTTCGGCTTACGAGCTGGGTCTCGGGTTGAAAAATCCGGCAGACCTCCGCGCGCTGATGGATGCCCAGGACATCGCAGCGAAGACCGCCCAGGCGACGATGGCCGAGGTGCGCGCTGGAAATTTTGATGCGCTCGACCGTGCGTCTGCCGACGCCACCAAGGCGCAATTCTTCCGCGAAGCTGTGGAAGCTGCGACCGACACGGGTTCGGCTGCCGGTCCCGCGGGCTGGCGACGCTCGCGCCCCGACAGTAAGCCGCCTTTTGCCACGCCTGAGTCCCGCGGTGGATTTTTACCTGAAAAGCCAGAAGAAGGTGAATCAACTTGGAAAACCAACACCGTCCGAACCGCCCTCAAGAAAAAATTTGGAACGGAAGTGACCGTAAAAAGCCTTCCCGGAGGGTGGCTTGAGGCCAAAGTCAAGGAGAACGCTATTGGAGACCCTGTCGGAAAGTTTGATGCTGGGCTGGTTGAATCCGCCCGCGACGCATTCTCTAAAGCCCCGGACAGTGTAAAAAAAGCGGGCCTGGGAATGTTTGGAGCTTACACAATTTCCTTAACTCCCGATTTATGGAAATCAATCCTGGCCGAAGGCCCAGACCCCGTCGTCACGGCATCCATCCGCACCAAAGGCGGGCAGGTGTTCAAGGGCTCCTGGCACGGTGAGGCCTTGGACAACTTTTACGAAGCCGCGCGCAAGGGCGAGGTCAAAGACCTGCCGCCGGGCACGAACCTGACAGACCCTGACCCCTCTGGATTGTATTCGTCCGGCTACCTGACTGACGGATTCAATACGAAGTCCGGAAAATTTTTGGACCGGGCGCAGGCCTTGGAGCACTCGGTCAAAATCGGCCAGTTCCAACCCGCGGAGCGCGGCAACGTCGCGCGAACGGGCGAGCTTGAGGCAAACGAGTTCACGGGGCGCCGGGCTTTTCTCACCGGGGAAAAGATGAAGGACGCTCTCGAAGCCGTCAAGAGCGGCGGGAAATTCGGCGAGACGTTCGACCGGGACGGCTCCGTCGCGGATATTGCTGGAAAGCCGTTGCATGTCGTCACGCTCGCCAGTAAAAACATTCCGCGCGACCTGTTGACTCCTGAAAGGGTGGCGGAAGAAATGAAGGCGTTCCAAGGAGTCTTGGATGCGGTGCCCGAGGCGAAGGTTGGGGTGTTTAATCTGGAGACCAAAGGTCCGAATGGCGAACCGATGACCTCGATTGACCTGAACGTGGCAGTGGACAAAAAGTTTTCTGAGAACACGGTCGCGTTCGCAAAGAAAAACAACCAAGAGG